CGGATCATCCACAACATATACATTAACCAGCCACTTTTCGAGTCGACGAACAGCACTCATTTTTTCCTTTTCTTCATCTGTACCGGTTCTAAGAACTCGAAAGCGCTCTTCAGCGATTGGATCCCGGTCTCCAAATGTTTGCGGACTTAAAGTCTGAACATATTGTCCAGTTGCATAGGAAACCCACCCGTGGTTATAATAGTGAAAAAAGGTCTTACCGGGGTCTTTAGCATATGGTAGTAACCTCACGGTATACGTATTACCGGGCCGGGTTTGCATAATCTCGTTAAAGGTCGCTGACCCCTTGTTATCGGAGCTCGCAAGAGCATCCTTAATTGACTGAAACATTGATGTATTAAACGCACTCATACACTAATTATATGAACTGACCAGTATAGTTCAACCTGTTTTTATAACTTTATATTAGAATTAGCATTTAAAAATTTCGTTATATACTTTGATTTAGTTATTGATGGTTCAAAGTCTATAAACAATTTAACTAGCTCAAAATTACTTTCTATAGTTAAAAGTTCCTTAAGTATATCTCTTAATTTTTTTTCCTGTAAAACTAAAATAAATATGTTCTGCAATGAGAGCTTTTTACCTTTAAGCATAGTACAAAACGTACAAAAACATAATAGTAGATGCTCTGTTTCATCATGTATTAGAGTTTTAGACGGGTTGGGAGATATATTACTTATTAACACGGTAAAAAGGTTTTTGTTAGGTTAGCAAATTGTTCAGTAAGAGCACCGCCGCCAGCCGCCGCATAGCCACCACCGTTACATAAGTTCTTAGCTAATACGCTTACATCAGCAGTGCATTTTTTATGCCGTCTAAATGAAACCGTCTTAGCTTTAGTATTTACAACAATACCAATATCAGCATCATGTTTGTTAATTAAAAAATGAGCTACTTCGTTAATTGCATAGTCACCAAATGTTGCAATAACATTGTAATTTTTAATTTTACCCTTAAACACCTGCGCATTTTGTATTTGCTCCTTAAACTTCTTAAAGTATAGTTTCACAGAATTTTTTTCTAAAACAGTATACTCTCTAAATCCGTTAAAAAAGGAGTCTATAAATTTTTCAGCTTTTGGATTATTTAAATTCCGATGTATAGCGTTTAGCTTCAAAGAATCAATATTGTTAATATTATAGGAGTCATATTCATTGATAATATTAACTAATTGTTGCTGTTTATCATTTAGAGTAAGTGCCGTTTTAAATTTTTCATACGCTAGCCCAGTACAAGAAGAGAATTCCTCTATAACTGGTTTTGCATTTTTATACAGACGCTTATTTTTAACATGAGACGCATGGTGGTCGATAACAACAACGTTTGATCTATCAACTACCTCAATAACTTCCGGTGTAAGATCTAAATCTAGAATAAAAATTTTATCGTAATGATCGAGCGTTCCTAATACCCCTTTAAACTTACCAGATATTGTTGATTCAGAAACTTCATTAATTAAAAACGCTTTAGCTTTAGAGCCATATAACCATTTTATAATTAACGCTGCACCAGTACCATCCAGATCATTATCAGTCCATACTAATATATTCACTTTTATCCTATTTATAAGGAACTATTTATGTTGCAAGCCCAGCTAACATATTAAGGGTGTCATCCATGCCCTCATCTATTTCAATATCATCAGCTTGATCAATTGTAAGAGTAGAATAATCAATTCTCATTGCTTGAGTTATTCCTCTCGGACCATATCGATTTTTCATCATACCTAATCGTATAATTCCAATTCCTCGATCTTCTTCATTTTGAAAAATTGATATAATAGCATCAGCAGTAGCTGCTAATCCAATGGATTCTGAAATAGTTGCTAAGTCAGGATTATCTGTGTCAAATCCTGCCCTATTTAACTGCGTAGCTGAAATAATAGGGCAGTTAAACAAGTAGCTCATTGCGCGTACTTGTTCAGTTACATGCTTAATACGCTCATATGAGTTATTACCTACTGGAGAATGCATTAAGTTAAGGTAGTCTAGTACAATTGCATCTAGCTTAATACCTTGCTCTTCAAATTTTTTAACAAATGCTTTTAATTGATTAGCGGTAATAGTAGCTGGAGGAAACTCCTTGATAAATATTTTACCTCCTTGATTATTCATGGCCTGTTTAATACTTGGCGTATTATTTGCCATCTCTTTCATTGGAATTTTTGTAACATTACTACAAATGCGCCGGGCATATAGTAACTCAGACATCTCAAGTGTAACTAACAATACATTTTTACCTTGCTCAGCTATATTACTAGCAATATTACCGAGAAAAATAGACTTACCAATATTAGTCTCACCGGCAAAAACATATAACGCTTTCCCTGCCTCTAAAAAACCTCCACCTAAACTATTATCTAGCCATTCCCACTTACTTGGTACATACCTTTCAACAGAGTTAAGATCATCAATAAGCTTATCAACATCGCCATATAATTCTAGCCCTAAATCAGTTACCAAATTTATGTTACATGACTTTTCAAATTTATCTAAAACAACAGATGTATCAACTTCACCACTTGATACATCTTCAGCGACATTTAGCATTGTATGATATACAGCTTTCTCTTTTAGAAAGCGTTCCGTATTATCATAAAGCTCTTCTTTATCTAAATTTTTATCAATATCATTAAATGACTTAACTAAACCTTTAAACGATTCCTTTTGCTCGTCTGATACCAAATACGACTTAATTTCCGTAGTTGTAGGTAGTTTATTTCGCTTTTCGGTAAAGTCTTTAATTATATCAAAAATACTAGCAATTGCTTTATCCTTAAAATATTCAGGCTTAACAAAGTCGGCAATAGAAGCAAGGTACCCACTATCCGTAAGAGACTTATAAATAAGAATATTTTCGAAATAATCTAAGTCTAACTTACTCACACCTTATAGTATATTATTTTATTTTGATTTCCACTTATTAAGAAACCATTCCTGTCCTTTATTAAATTCATCAGTAAAAGATGTTAATCCGGGTGAATTATGAGTAACTAAAATATCACCAACACCCAATTTAAAGCCGGCTTTATGACACTGCATAGAATAGTCTAAATCGTAAAAGTGCCATTTTGAAGGACAGCTTTCATCAAATCGTATCTTTTCAAATACCTTTCTTTTTATAGCGAGAAATACTCCATCTAGTAATACCACGCGTTTAGGATAGGGGCCAAATGCAGTCATGTGCTTTTCATCCGTATCACCGTGTGCTACTGCTCCAAACAAATTACCAGAACCAAAGCCACCGCCCATTAAATGCCACAGTGCGGGTTTTTCAAGCTTTACCTCCGTCGTACCAGCACACCCCACTACATCAAATTTTTCTAACTGTTGTTCTAAGCGTTCTTCTGAAAAATTCTCTAAAATTACATCATCATGAACAAGCACTAAATTATCTATCTCATTCTCTAACGCAAAATCGATAGCTTTGTTGTAAGTTTTATGTAGAGACTCTTTATTACCCTCCTTAATAAAAAATGGAGTTTTATCATCACCATCTTGCCAATTATGTGAAAACATTTCCTTTCTGTGCATATGAGTTAAATTATAACCAAAAGGTAAAGAGGTATTCACCTCTACGTTTTTAATTTGTAACCAATAATTGAATGGTGTTTGATCTGTTCCTTTTACCACTTCTTTATCTTGTAGACTAACTAACCTATCCTTGTTTTCATAATAAAATTCTTTTAGTGATTTAAAAAACTCCTTATGATTTTTGTTGATAATAACAGCTCCAGCATTTATATAGTTGTTAACCATGTTTCTATCTGATAATTCATAACCAAACTCTTTAAAAAATTGTTTATAACCTATGACACTTTGATATATCCAACCCCAATTGTCTTTATCTAACCAAGCAGTAACTCTGTTATCACATAAATCAAAAAAGTTTGGACAATCCCATTTTACAATAGAACAAGCGTCGACTACAAATATTTTATTATAATCAATATTGTTTCTCTCTAATTCATCATAAACATCAAACCATCTTTGCCAAGTGACCCTAAATTCTATTAAGTCTTCCTCTGAGGGATTTTCATAGTGATAAAAAATACAATCATTTTTCTTACACCAATATTCCCAACTTTTTTTTGAGATATCCATCCACTCATAACCACCATATTTTTCTACCATATTTGGTTTCATGTTTTTAATACCTGTCCAAAAAACTACATTTTTCATAAAGTACTTCTCCAATAATTTAATAAATCATCACATATGTCATTTAAACTTTTTTTAGATTTCCAATTA